CCTCTATCTCCGCCGTACTCACGTTATCTATATCATCCTGCACTGCCGTCGACAACTTTGAAGGTGTAATAGAACTATCCTCTATCTCCGCCGTACTCACGTTATCTATATCATCCTGCACTGCCGTAGCCAGTTTAACAGCAGTAATAAGCGAATCTTCCAGCCCTGCCGTCTCTATCAGGTTATCCCCGTCCGTATCAACCGTTTCAATAAAATTACGCTGCCGCTGAGCGCCAAAGTAAATCGTTTGAGGTTGCAGATCCGTATCAACATATATACGATAGGTTCCGTATGCCACGCTGTCTCTTGAATAGACTCCCGCGTAATCTCCGGAGCCCTCGGTTAATTCAAGGCTGTCAAGTGTGGTCGTATGCACAATATAGACCGTTGAACCGGTTAACTTGGCGTCCGTGTCGGCATCGCGAAAAACCCGGGAAAATGTGCTCGTCTGACCATACCCCGCTGAAATTAACAATAGAACAAAAGTTAAACACCACAACAATCTCCCCCTTATTAAAGGCTTTATAGTCCCTTTTCCCGTAAGGGATGCACGGGAGGGATTAAGGGGGGTGTTAATAACAGGATTGTTTAATCTATACATAGCGCACTCCTAATGTCTTTTATAAGCGTTTATATACTCCACTCGAAACGCGATTATACCATAATTACCTGCAGTACCTAAAAATTTTAACGTCCAGTAATGTGATGGTCTTCTTTTTAATGTTGTGTTTTCCAGCGGCCAAAATGAAAAACTTAAGGTTCCGGAATCCCCCTGTGCCGTATCCATGGCAAAGAATGTTTCAGCCTCATTAGCATTAGCCTCACCCAAACCTGTATTATTTGCCAGTGAAATATAAACCGTATCACAGCCGGAAAAAGTAGACGTATCCGTATAACTCTTGCCAAGCGCAGCGCTGAATAAGGTATCATCGCAGGTTACCGTTCCATGTATCCATACCATCCCCTGGGATCTTAGTACGGGAATATAAATGAGCATACTGTCGCCTCTTGCAAGGTGCAGTTCCTCGTTATAAAAAAATGAAAAGCTATCGTTTGAAGCAGTGTAATTCAGCCCGTCAATATCGTTCATGTCAAGGTATTCATTCTGCCCATACCCCATAGACAAAAATAATAATAGCAATATGAAAGCACACAATCTCCCCCCTGTCAAGGGGGGACTAAGGGGGGTGTTATTAACTTTAGCCTGAACCTTTAATATACTTTTCATCTCTTATTCCTCCTGATTAAAACAAAAAATCCGATAATTAATATGATAGCGCTAACCACCACGCCAATTCCGATTGATTTCCAGTAATTAGATTTGTCAACCTCCACAGGCACCGTACTGGTAATCACTATTGTCTTTTGTGGATAAGTAAGCGAATCCAGGCGTACCCGTTGGATTAGCTGATTCTCCCTGATTTCATTCTTCAGCGTCAAATAAACAATCGTAGAATCCCGCTGCAAAGGCAAAACCATTTCCCGTTCATATATTAATTGCTGGGGTTTCCCCCCTGTAAAGGGGGGATCAAGGGGGGTGTCTTTAATCTCGCGCTGAGAATTAACCTCATACACCTCCACAACCTCCACCGGCGCCGCTTCCGCAATCGTCACCGGTTTTGAAATACGCACAACCTTTGTCTTCGCCTGCTGGCATTCCTTAAGTTTGTGCTCCATATCCACAAACCGCGCCTTCCAGTTCACACACCCGCTTATTGTAAAGACAATTAATAACAACAGTATTGCCAATCTCCCCCCTGTCAAGGGAGGACTAAGGGGGGTATCTTTACGTAGAAACAATAATATCGTCTTCAATAGTCACCACACTTCCTTTCTCGTGTTGATGAAACGTTAGTGTAATCGTATCACCTGCCTTGTATTCGGCCGAAAATAATGACTCCAGCGGGATTGTAGCAGGATCAATAATACATTTATAATAATTTGAAGGATCTTTATAAAATTTGGGATACACCCGTACAGTTCTCCCGCTGTAAATGAAATTTTGCAGGCTGGTAAGTTTATTAATAGTCGAATTGCCATGCACGCGAATAGTTACAAATATATCATACCACAAATCACCGATTAACAGAAGAGTAGGTTTTCTGTTTTGCGCCCGTTGTACTTTATTCTTTTGAGCAGGCACAACACTACCCTCCATACATTCGTACCGCTCAAAATCGATATTCCCGATGGGAGTCCCGCTTGAATTAACTTTTGTTATTCTTACACCAGTTGCCATTTATACACCTATCGCAATCCATGAAATGCGCCGGATATCATTAGCGTCCGGATTGCCGTTTATATTACTGTATATTTTGCATTCGGTCGACGTAATATCTCCCACATAAGGACAATCAATATTCCCCGCAGTAACACTTAATCCAGTTGGACTCACCATATCACCAACCACAACTAAAGGTGCTGTAGTAAATCCCGGATCACCGAAATCACTATCCGTAGCAAATGTGACAGTTATACTCTGAAATCCCGTACCCCCAGGGTATGTTATATCCGCTATGCCATGCGCTATTTTATAATTATCAGAGCCAATATCCGGCCCGCCCTCTGGTTTATATTTATAATTATGCTCAGTATTATCCTTCATCTGGTTAAGTTTAGTATCGCTGACTAACTCATTATCCCAGTCCGATGGATTGCTGAACGCAGGATTATATACCATTATAATTTCCTCTTGTTATTAGTGTCCTAATAATTCCCCCTTTGAAGGGGGATAGGGGGTTGTAAATTCTTATTTACCATGTAACTTTACCCCTGTCAGTGTAATCAACATCAGTAAATGCGTAATTACCGAATGTAAAATCTTTATCATAAACATTAATTTTAATATCACCGTTGCTAATATTTTTACTCAATTGAAAAATTTCAGTCAGTTTTTCACCCAGTACAGGATGATCTGAACTGATCTTGTATTGTTCATTCAGATCAAAAGCGATTCCGGTACCCCATTTTTCTTTAATAGAATATTGATTTACCCCCCTGCTCCACATACGATAAATACGCGCTGTAGAGGATCGTCCCGGCGCTCTGTCTGATGTGTGATATGCCGGAAAATTTAAATTTAAGAATGCTCCGATCTGATCAGCCCCCGGGGGAAGTAATATCTGGCTGGCATAATCCCCCTCATCATGAGCAAAGGCATATTTTGCCTTTATCCGCTGTATCCTGCCCTCGTCTGTGATATCCATAGTCATTATATCAGCGTCCGGAGATAATGTATACACCGTCCCCGGCTCTTGTTGAGGTCGGTAGGAGCTGATGGCAAATTCACCATCATTATTATGAAATACACAAGCATTGATATGTGCCTGTAATAACTCAATCGCCTTTAATACGGAGATCTTTTTAGTAAACGTAATCGCCCCGTGACAACTCTCAAACTCATGCCGGATAGTAGTCCAGGACGTTGTATCCAGATCACCCGTGCTGAGGTCCGCTCCAAAATCTTCAATTAAAATTCTGTACAGTATTTCCGGAATATCCGTATAACTGTTTGCCCCCGCCCCCAGCGCGCATGTTGTTTTAAACTCAAAAAGATCACCCTTATCATAATCCGTACCGTCCCAGGCAGATGAATTAATAAGCAGTTGATGTGTGGGAGAACTACCAATATAGAAATTAGAAGAAACATCCCCCCCCGTATATTCAATACCGTCAGGGTCCGTAACCTTGTAATCCTGTGAATCACTCGTAAATTCCAGTGTCCAGTCGCCAATTTTGCAATGAGAATCATTAATTGTAATTTCATTCATATCCAGAAGCCCCCCAGAGGCCGGATCTTCCTCCCGTTTTATCTCCAGCGTGTTAGTATAATTACCCAGGGAGTCTGTCAGTATTTTGTAGGAGTTTGCCTTAAGGTCAATATCCAGTAACTTGCTGAAATTGTCATACAATGTGATTTCAGCGCCATCTGCGGTTAGCCGTGGATGCTCTTTAAGCACACCCACAAATTGAGTGATCTTTTCACTTTCACCCGTCCAGCATGTCTTAACCGTAATTTCCTTGCCAGGCAGGTAACGCGTTTCCACCATAGCCCCGGCGTCGTAACCCGTAAGCACATTGCCGGTTAAGTTAATCCGGTCATAATAGCTATATGATGTTGTGTCAACGCTGCTGATTGTACGCTCTGAATAATTAGATCCGTCTCTTATAACAATCGTTGTTACATTTGCGTGATCAAATTTGTCGCCATCGCCCTTTGGCACATCAATATAGGATTGATTCCAAACACACGAAGTATACAACCGTGATGAAGCAAAATAGAACGTCGAGCCTTTTGAATTCCGGTTAAAAAAATCACCTGTATTCACACACTTGATTTTCACCTCACCAATACTGAAAGCGCCCAACCTGCCATATGGATAGATACTTTTCTTTTTATTTATAATAATATTACTGTCCGTATCAATGTAATCCGTAAGATCAATATTATACCCCGATGGGTCCAGTATTATCTCCGTATACCAGGCTTTGATAATATCCTTTTTTAAGATCGCCTGCAGATTGGCGTGTAGTTCGTCAACATGCGGCATCAGTCAAACTCGCTTTTTTCATTAGTTGTGCTTAAAAATTCGTTATGATAATTGGTATCAGGGATGTTCACGTCCCTGTTCACTTTTATGTGATAATCCTTTACCCGCAAAAGATCGGGCTCAACGGCTTCAATCGTAATCTTGCCCTGCAGCAGGTTGTTTTTATTAGTAACCCTTTCGCTGTATATGCTGGTTGATGAACCGGTATTCAGTGCCATAGCCGGTTGCGTAAGCGGGTTGAATTCCGCAGTTACCGTCGGAGTGGTATTGAGTACGCGCCCTGTACCGACTCCGCCGCCGGTACCTGATGAGAATAAAGAGCCAAATACATTGCCTGAGCCGGGTACTATAATATTAGCCAGAATGTTTAGAAAGGTTTTTACCAGTTGAGAGGTAATAAATTCGAGAATTTGCCTTTTCAGGTCTTTAAAAAAATCATTCCATATTTCCTTGCCGGTTTTTGCGCCCTCTGCCATATCCGCCGCCCATTGCTGCATTGGTCCCTCAAATATAGAACCGATTTCCCAGGCAATACGCTTGGCATTTTCCAGTTCTTCCTCTGTAGCCCTATCTATGAGTTCCTGGCGATATTCCAGCAAATACGCGTATTCCTCTTCCCTGCCGCGCCAGATTTCCAGCAACTGATCGGTTGTGGCTATTGCCGTTTCAATATCCGTTTCGGCCATGGTCTCCAAACCGGCTACATTCCTGTCAAAAAGAGTGGAAAGGAATTCTTCATTCTGCTTGTCTATATCTTCAATCTGCTGTTGATTTCTTTGATAGATATGCTGCATTGCCGTGTCGTACTGTTCAGCTATCTGCATTGCCGCTTTAAGGGCTTTTTTAGCCGCTGCGTCATCGTAAGTTATTTTTCCGCCTCCCCCGCCTGTTTTATTAACCTCTGTTTTTTTGTTTATCAATTGATCTAGCGCGGTAATCTCGGCGTTGATGTTTTTAATTTCCTCTTCATAAAACTTTTTGTTATGCTCCGCCGCCTCATCCAGGTCAAATAGATTTTCGAACCAGCTTTTTCCTTCGCTGTTCATTTGTTGAATATCTTTATTGATCTTTGCCAGTTCTTCCTGCGCCTCAGTCAGTTCCTTTATTTTTTCTGCCTTTTGCTCCTCTGGTGTAGAACTGATCATGTCATTGAAATTATGTAATGCTTTTGCCGCAGAATTAAAGAAATCATCGATTGGTGTTTCTATCAGTTTCCCCAGTGCTACTTTCAGGTTATCAAGAGAAGCCGACATCTGCCCCTGCTTGACAATAGTGCCTTCGGTCACTTCTCCCAGCGTCTTATTTTTTATAGCCATCTGCTCCAGCGCCACCGCAACAAGTTTAGCCTTCTTCTCAATCGGGCCCAAACCCTTAAACATTTTATCATTCTGGTTGATCATTATTCCCACATCATCCAGAAATAACGTACTGCCACGCTGCAGACCGGTGAATACCGTGCGCATCACCGTGTTAAAATCTTTACCGAATTTTACCGAATACCGGTAAAGGAATTCCATCGTCTTCTGAGTAGACTCAAACGCCTCAGCCGGCTTAATGCCCGACGCCGTAAACGCGTCCATTGCCTGTGCAGCCCGCTGCATCAGTTCCACATCACTGGCCGTGCCGTTAACCGCTTTACGAAGATTATTTAAGGCGTCAATGCTATCCTTACCCGCAAGCTGTACCAGGCGTTTAAAAGGTAGCTCCACCTGCCGCGCCGCGTCCGCCATCTTTGCCAGCTCAACCGTATACTCCGCGGCCTGCTTAAGAGCATATACACTCACAAAACCAGTGAGCGTTCTTCCTGCAGCACTAAATACCTTATTGACGTTCTTGCCGCTCTTGGCAATATCATCAATATTATTATCGAGTTTATTTAGTTTTTTTATCGAGTCCTTTAGTTGCGTTTCAACAACCAGTGGGACTTTCGCTTCTTTTCGGCGAGCCAAATAACACCTCCATGTGTATGGCTACATCCCTGTTTATATTTCCCCGCTCTATCTCCCTCTTAGCAAAGGGGGATTAAGGGGGTTGTTATTACGGTCCTGTACTTAACTTCAATCCAAAAAAAGTGCCTCCGCCGGCTAATGCTAATAATGCAGCCCATATCAGCCTAGATATCCAATTTTTCACTTTTTTCCGCTCCGGATCAATAGTATTTTTCTTCCATTGCTCTAAATGATCCACCCGTTTCTCTATTTTTGTAAACAATCCAGTTTCCGGATCATATAACTTTTTATATTGGCTTCTCTGCTCAGCCAGTATTTCTTTAATATTCGTATTAATATCATTTATTACTGGATTGTCCTCGAACCTCGATTTTGTTGCTGCCATGCCTGCGCCCTCATTTGTTCGTTTTGTTTATTTTGCGTTTCATTAAACAATTGCGTATAACCTTTTAAATTCAGCACATTTAAAGTCTTCGTAAAAAACGATAGCGGCATATGTGTGTGAATGCTCAGCATCAGTGCAATTTCCGGCCAAGTCCATGCTGCACCGTTGCCAGCGCTTCCTGCAGTATCGCTCTCTGCTGCGCAATCGAGTTTTTTTTTAACGCCGCATACATTTCATAAAGCGCCCTGCCGTAATTCGCTTTCTGTGCCGAAGGAATTATTTGCATTTTTTCACGTATTTTTTGCCCGTATTCCTCTTCCGTAAGATTCGGGATCACATCATTGTGCTGTTTTTCAAGAATAAAAAGCATCTCTGCAATATGCGCGGGATCGTCAAAATCAACATTCTGAACACCGCCGAAACGTTTCTGCACTTCCGCTTCCGCCCACAGGTTAGGATAAGGAATATTGATTTTATTATTAAAACTAAAGTGTTTCTCCATCATCAGAGACATCGCCTTTATCCGCTCAACAGAGCGCTTTCCCTTCCACTCTTCCTTTTTCTCGCGGATCTTCTTTATCTTATCCTGAAACTCCCAGAATTTTTTATGCATCTTCAACCTTCCTTATTTTCCCCGCATCTGCTCCCCCCCCTGGCAAGGGGGGATTGAGGGGGGTGTTTTTTGTAAGACTTTCCCTTGTTAAAAAGGGCTATAGGGTTGTTAACTTATCACGGAAAAAACAACTGTAAATCACCGTCATTATCAATCCGGATGCTGAAATCAAAACCCGGAGTGCTTATATTCCCTACAGCGCCGCCAAGCCCAAATTCACCTGTACGCTCACATTTAGCCGCAAGAATAGCCAGATCTCCCTTAACATCTGTAAACAATTCCTTTGTTCTTAAGGCGCCCTGCAGTTCAAATGAACTTGGTAAATCCGTTGGATTAAATGAAAGTGTTTCCCCGTCTGCCGCATCCGCGTAAATATAAGAAACCTCAATCACCGTAGTATCCGCAAATGTTCCCGTATTAAATGTAATAGTAGTCCCACTCACCTGGTATTCATCGGCAGACGATGGCGCGCCCGAAACCTGTTTCAAAGGCTGCTTACTGGCGCCCTTTTCAATAACCCGCATACTGTTTGTTATCGGAGTCTCTGAAGCTGTCACCGTATTGCTCGAAACACTTAATTCCTCTGAACGCTTTCTCTTCCTGGTAGCGCCCGATGTAATACTGCCTCCCGTTAATGCCGCTATAACACTCGCGTTAGAGCCAAGAAAACCAGCCCTGCCCGTAACTGGTTGCGAAGTAGGAATTACAATATTTCCACCTCCATCACCCTTAGGTGCGCTGATCGATTCTAATCCAAAATTAATTGCCAACTCCTGGATCTCAAACAGTTCCACGCCATCAATAAAGGCAACACCTTCACCCCATAATATTTGATTTAAATTCTGTGGCATTTTTATAAACCTCCATATTATTTATTTCCATTTCCCCTTTTCTGTAGGGGCAGTGCCTTGCGCCTGCCCTTAGGGGGTTGTTGTACTTAACCTCAGCCTAAACCTTGACCTCAATTATTGAACAAACCCGGTGCTGTAAATCTTTCCTGGCCAGCGCTAGCTGTGTAGGTGTCGGCTTCTTGATAATATCATCCTTGAACATATCCTTGCCAAACATCCGTGTCTTTACAGCATTAATCCGTATCCACTTTTCTCCACCGCTTTTGTCTCCCTCCGGTAAGGGGGGATTAAGGGGTGTATTTTTACTTTTACGGTGGGACGACGCCCCCTGCCCCAACTCCTTTTTGTCTTCCATATATTTCCACCTTTATATCTAAATGTGCTATTTCAAAAAATCCTTTTGTTCGCTGATATCCAGGGAACGGTGGTATGATTTCAGCATTATCAACATAAATTACATCCACCTTATTGCTTAAACCGGCACCGTAACCATCCTCCGGATTTTCATTTAATAGTTTTTGAATAATTAATGAAACAATCTGCTTCACCTCATCATCAATAACAGAGATATCACCGCCATGGTGAACCACCTCAATAAGACCACGCAGTTCAATGAACTTGCCTTCCCCATTATCCGAATAACCGGTAAAATGCGTTGCACACGCCGGCAACTCTGTTTTGCGGTACTTCTCAATATCACCTTTCAGTTTCACATGAAAATAATTAACCAAATCCGAAATATCCTCATCAGCAGATAACAGCGTATTAAGTTGAGATTCCACCTCATTAAACATATCATCAAGCATTGCCCAACCTCCTTATAGCCATATCACGTAAAACATCAATATCCTTAGGCTCCTCAAAAAACTGGTATGCTCGCATCCTGTGTTGATATCCCGCGTAATTCACCTTGGTATCCATCTCTATTTTAGATTTTGACATCCGCATAAAAGCCAGTGCAGCGCTTGAGAGCCGACCCGTATCCCTCATCAAATTAGATGAACGTGTCACTCGTTTGCCGGAATGACGTTTACGCCCTTTTACCAGGCCATTGCCACGTACCTTGGGCACACCACCCTCAGCCGGCACAATAGTACCATCCTTGCGTGTGTACTGCCGTGCAAACCACATCCAGCCAACACCACGGAAACTGGTACCACCGCTTTTCAACCGTTCAAACATCAGTTGCACACGGCGCATCATGTACACGTGGAAATTGGTGAATACCGGCCGCATGTCCCGCAGCCTGCCCTTAGTATCTTTCAATGTCAGTTTTACCTGACTATCATCAACCTTAATCCTGATCATTTACCACTCCGCTATAAATTCAAAATTTGAAAGATCTATTAAACATGTCATTCCCCAGCGCATAGGTACCCCCTTTATTGTAGGGGCTGGCCTTGTGCCTGCCCTTAGGGGATTGTTATTTTTCCCTTCTAAAATCGTTATTCCCTGTTCATTATTCGACATTCTTTTTTTCCTTCGCGTTTCTTCGCGTTAAGGACACAACGTATCCAATTCCTCATGATCAAACCTCGCTTTGGGATCCTCATCATCCTCATAAGTTTCATCTTCATACGATTTCAAAGCAGTGCCTTTTATGTTGGATCCGGAAATCTCAACAGTTTTTTTACCGCTTTCAATGTCCTCCAAAATCTTCTCCGCCTTTTTTTCAAACAATACAGAATTCAGATCCTCATCCTCTTCCGAGCGGATCCCTTCCGCTACCTCGAGACGCAAGTATTGTAACGACACTGCATAATAACGCGCAGCCTGTTCAATAATAGCCGGTGTAGCAGGATCACTGTCTATCTCCGGGAATTTCTGCGTACTGCTTTCATAGGAAAACGCAAAACGGGGACCTACACCGCTCTCCACCAAAGCACTGGCCGCGGCAATATCCGTGGTCGTGTTATTCGTAACCGCTTCCGGAAGATTTGACGGCAGATGCGCTAGTACTAATGATGATGTCGTATAAGTTGGCATTAAGCAATAACTCCCTCATTCCAGAGACGTTCCAGTTGTTTGTCATCCAGTTTCCCAAGGTTTACCCGCTTTTTACCGGCAGGAAGTCTCTCTCCCTGGTACTTCAGATCATGTACAATGTCGTATTCTTTTTTCTTTACAAAAGGACTTTGTACGGTTTGCGCCGGCTTTTTTGCTGATGCTGTTTCCAGTTGCATCACCCTTTTAGTTAATTCAGCTACTTCAGCCGCCAGTGTTGTAAAATTTTCAACCGTTACCTCAGCGTCCGCTTTTACATCCGGTTTATTTTTATCTTCCGACATTTTTTTCCTCCATTTTGCACCCCGATAATTCCCCCTTAATAAAGGGGGATAGGGGTTGTTATTGTAGGGGCTCGGCGTTGCCGCGCCCAATTAATCTAATCCGTAGCGCTATACCCGTTACGAACAATCATATAATTATACTTATCCGTGCTGGCTGTGCATGTGTCCTCTGTAGTCACAAAAATTGTATCGCCCGCAGTGGCAATATCGTAGTAGAGTTCCCCTGTATTCGATGTCTTTCCGGTCAGAAAGACTAGACACAAAGTATCTACGTTTGAGATAACCAGTGTATCCAGCAAGCCCGTTGTGCCCCAGTCACGCTGCCCGACGAATTCCTCATCTTTACCGAATAGCCAACCCTTAACCTTGAAATTATGTCCTTCGGTGTAAGATTTAACGGCGCCCACCGCTATGATCGCACAAAGCAGTATAAGTAATATTGTTGTTAATTTTTTACTCATAATATCCTCCTATGCTGCTACGTCACTGATCAGATAACCATTGGAAGTACTGATGTTTTTTACCTGGTAACTGCGTGTAACTTCATAACCAACCGTCTTTTCCCTGTCAAATGTTTCCACAACAGGATATCCCTTTTCTTCAATCACAACGGTATGCGGAGTAGTGCCTTCTACCAGTTCATCTTTCGACGGCGTATAGATCAATGCAACCGAATCACCCCACAAGCGTGTAAAGACGCCTGCATCCGTAGAATAAATAGATCGACCTACAAAGATTTTTTCAAAATCAAGAAGATCAGCAAGAAGTTCAGGCGTTACTTTTGCTTTCATGGAATATTTTATTTTTTCAGTGATGGCCGGATGATTCTTTAATGTCCGGAATGCCTGGTATCCCATAACCAGTGTGTTCGGCTCTACGCCCATATCGGCCTGTGCCGCATCAATCCCCGTTTCAATATCTCCGATCGGGTCAGAATTGTCTACATCACTCCATTGATCGGTGCCGGTTAGTGTCGTCTTGTTTCCCGTAGCGTAGTAAGTTGCACCTAAAATTATATCTGCAATAGATTTTTCCAGTTCCCGCTCAATTAGATCCTGCACAAATGTAACCGCCCGCTGTTCTAATTTTAGTACCTGTGCTGCGCCATATTTTTTTGCCTGTTCAATTTCTTTTTTCTTGTCAAGTTCAGTGCCGAGCGCATGTTCAGCGCAGGCGTAAGTGTCGCTGGAAATCGCAAAATCTACCTTGTTTGCATTGGTGCGTGGAGCGCGCTCCGTATTGTAAATCTTAAATCCCTCTTTGCCAAAACCAAAGATAGATCCTGTTTCAGTTAACGATTCAATGACCGGCGCTACCAGCCTGCCTATAAATCCTCTTTTGCCGCTATAACCCGTTGCAAACTGTGTTAAAATCGGGTTAGTAGAAGCAGCTATTGTTTTTGCTCTTGAAGCCATAATTATTTAACCTCCATGTTATTTAATTCCCTATGTCAACATTACCCGCAAAAAGGTTCCATCCGTTGCAGCGTCCATAGCAACACCACAAATTTTAATCGCGTCATTGACATTGTCATAAGTCAGCGAAACCGCTTTTCCATCAGCGTCCATACTAACATAAGCGCCAGCCGCTATAGTACCGCCCGCCTCTACAACCGCAATACCAGAGCATTGCACAGTAATAGGGTCGCCGCTTGCAGTATCAAAAAGCGCAACACCTATTCCTCGGATATCTACAGTATGCGTACCATTTGCCGCGACAAAACGGTTTGCAGTAATTGCCTCAGCAGCAGTTACCGTGACCTTTGGTCCTAATTGATAAGATTTCATTATTATTTCTCCTCAACTTTGTTTTTTATAAACTACAATTGAAATAACTTTCATTAATTAAGTCACTCACTCTTTTTTATCTGCGAGTGCAAAGATATGTTTGGTGTACGCTTCCTGAAATTTCTCACCTTCTGTCTCTCCGGTTTCCTTAACAGCAAGTTTCACCGCCTGCTCATGAGATTTTTGTTTATCATCTGAATTACCAAAACTCTCCAGCGGATCTCCATTCTTGCCATCCTCAGATTCACCAAAAGAAACAAAAAGTTTACCTCCCTCAGCATACTCCACTATTTCCTCGATAAGCGACTGGAAAAACTCCATCTGTGATTTTTCCACCTCCTTACCCTCTTCCTGGAATTTTATGGTCTGTGTGCTGTCCACAGGGATACTTTCCATAAAAGGTACAACAAGCGAATCAACGATAGCCGGCACAACGCCCGACTTATCGCTGTATTTCTTTAATTTTTCAGCAAAGGATGTAATGGCACTCTTGTGAGCGTTCTTTTTGGCTTTCTCCTGCTCTTCCTTATACTGCTTATTCTGAGCAATGGCCTCCTCCGGATACACCCCGTGCTCTTCCTTGAATTGTTCACGCTGTTCATCTTTAACAGCTTTCAATTCTTCCTCAGTGAATTTTTTTGACATTTTATTTTCCTCCTTGAAATTATTTGCCTCATCACCAATTAGTTCTGTACTTTGAGTTAAAATCTCTTTTATTGCGGTTGATTTTTCATCATCCGATTTATCCGATTTCCCTAAAACGGCATAAACGAGATCAATTATTTTATATAATAGTTTTGTAGCCATGTTAACATTCTCATCCAGGTTTACGGCCGCTTCAACATTCACCTCTTGGAATTTTCCCTGTTCATCAACCGAAAATACAAACTGATCCACATCCTCATTTTGAGCAAACTCCATTGGTGGAAGTTTGTGGAAAGGTGCTGTCTTCCCTAATAATGCAAGCCCGCCGATCCGTGTATTATCATTTCGTGGAATCTCAACAGATCTATATGGATATTTCCTCTTTTTAAGACTCTGTTCAAAAAAATCAGGTTGCACTTTAATAATGTCTGTAATGAGATATTCACCCTCGAGTTTAAAATTATCCAAAAAACCTCTCGCAGCCTCATCCTCATCATTTAATACAACATCGTCACCACCATGCCTTACAAATGCGGTAGGTAAATAGCCGGTATCATCTTTCATTTCTTGTTGTTTTGCAATAGTAGCCTGTGCCCATTCCTCATCATATTTTTTTCCACGGTGTTTACCTAAAACAAAGATCTCAACATCATGAATATTAATTGTTCCATCTTCATTTTCTGTAGTTTTATACTCTTTAAATAATTTCATAACTAATTCCTCTATTTCATTAGGCACAAAACCTGTAGGGGCTGGCCTCGCGCCTGCCCGTTTCCAGGATATTTATTTCCTATAATATTGACATTATCCCTGTTATATAACCCAGCCCATTCATGACCATATCCTCAACACAACCGCGCAATGTCTGACCTTGCTTTTTGATTTGCCACCCTTCATAAATCAAGGCTATAATTAACAGCACCGCCGTATAAACCTGCATCTGCCAGCACTCCATGGTCGTAACACCAATAAACTTGATATAATACACCGTACAGGTAACCACAATGAAGAAATGCCACGGTGCGCCCCAATTCAGCCGCGTCCGGTACTCAAGCCATATATTAAATTCTTTCCACATATTTTTTCTCCCGTAGGGGCTCGGCGTTGCTGTGCCCTTTAATGAACAAACTCAAAATCCTTCCCTGTTAAACTCGGCCTCCAGCCGCTATCCTGTGCACCCTCATCCTTATGCACAGCCGATTTACTACAGCGGCAACCATGAGCCAGCGGGTAACGCATCCGGTTCCAGATAGGATCATTAACCGGAGCAGTAAAACCATTCAATTTTCCATGATCCTTCCGTTGCCTGCCATCCATAATCGTATGATGCTGCAAGAACGGAAACTCATTCGTATCCATTTCTCCGAATATCTTATCCTTACCCGCGTTCATAGCCTCCTGGGTGGCATTCCGGAAAACCGTATCCAGGTAATAATCATTTGCCACAGTGATACCCTGTTTATCAAATAATAATTGTATATCTTTTTTCCAGTCATCCAGACTTATACCCTTTTCAATAGCGCTATCCAGTGATTCCTTGACCTGTTTTATAATTGTTTCCTTTTCAGTAACCGCCAGGCTAAACGCCTGTTTCCTCATATCAGCAACCAGAGCCTTGAATTCATCCGATGTCACCACCTCTTTAGCCAGAAAAAAAGCCACCGCCTCATCATAAGCCGACGGGATACCCTCAGAAAAGACTTCTTTCCCCCCTGTAAAGGGGGGATTAAGAGGGGTGTTTTCTGCAAAATATTCCGCTCTTTTTCTGTTCAGGCTCTTTTGCGTCAAATACCTTCCTGTAAGATTGGCCAGCACCATAGCCTCCGCCAACGTCCTCGTTGGGGCGTGGTTTCCGCGCCCTCTGGCCAAATAATATTTCTTCATAACCTTCATGATGCCGCGTTTAGACTTTTTTTTTTGATTATTGGTATTAATTTTTTAACCATATTTTCTCTATGATCAGCGACCACCTTAACCGACCGCTCCACAATAGCGTCCATTTCTTTTATTTCCTGCTGAATTTCAGGCGGGAATTCCGCAAATTGTTCGCTGAACATTTCTTCATACGATCGATTAGACTTATTGTCAACACCTGTTTGCGTTGCAGGTTGATTTGTTTGTGCTACACGTTTTAAAACAGCCTCACCCTCTTTAGGCGCCGGAATGCCTGATTTTTCCCTCACCCAGGATTGTGGTATTTCCATTCCACCATCCATTAGAATACCAACCGCCTGAGCAAGCGATATTAAACCGGGGATATCAATCCCCAGCCATTCAAATTCCGGGTAAATATCCGTTACATAATTAATATCAATGAGTCTGCGTATTAACTGCTCGTTAATTGCCTCCGCAGTTACTAAAGCGTCAAAAACAATATAATCCTCAAGCACGCCCACATGTCCCTGCCCAAGCGCGTAAGAACCCTGCCCGCGTTTGCCTTCCTCTGAAATCAGCGTAGCGCCTAATATCAGTTTGCTTATTTCCTTGTTACAGCGCTCGATAAAATTATCATAAGTCACATCTCCCCGGCGCATCGCCTCAAGAAAACTGACCTTAAATCCTTCGGGGATGCGAATTCCTGCTTCTGTCTGTATATCCTGGATTATATCATCCATTTTTGTGAGTTCTTCGGGTGTTGCCTTGCGCGGCACTTCACCCACTACCAGGGGCATTCCAAACCGTTCGTTAAAGATCGCCCAGAATTTTGCGCCGTTCTTTTTTAGCCATACCCAAAAAGCGCACTTAGCTGAAAGGCTGTCTCCATAAGGATTTTCATCATCAGGACCGTTAATAATATGTATGAATTTATCTGAAGGTAGTTCAACGCCGGTGATATCCGGGTCTATTTGATTAATCGTATAATGACCGTATTGATCAAACTTGAACGAAAAATTTTTAGCCTTTTTAAAACGCAATGATTTTAAACCGACCTTGCCCTTCCATTTGCCGCGCCTGATCAGTTTGTAATTGATTTCTGTTAAGGAAAACCCCTGCCCTATAGCATTAAGCATCGCTTCTATATCTTTCAGAAAACTTCCGGTCATATCCTTCAATTGATCCTGCACAAATTCAGCCATAAGCCTGCTTGCCGCTGTGGGCTTCCCGTTCTTTTCCCCCGGCCGGATGCGGTATCCCTTTTTAATCAGTTTATTGCGTCGCGTACCCAGTTGTGAAGCAAGATGCGTATCCCTTTCAATATCATAGATGTAAGACATGCCTTTTGTGGCAATGAGATTATCCGGATTCTCATTTGATAATCCATACTTAAGAAGAATATTGCGCTCTGCTTTTGACAGTTCGGAATATTTCAATTTTGGTTTATTTTTCTGTGTCTCAGGCATTTAGCACCTATAAAAAAGGATCAACATATTTTGCAATTCCCGGACGAGTAAACATCGGACGTATTTTTATATACGCGTTCTGGTTTATAGCGTCGTTCAGGCTGTTTGTTTTGCTCCCGCCGCCCGATGCGCCAATAGCCAGTTCCTCGTTCAGGCAATATTCCACATGAATGATTTTGTTATTGTTTTGCCAGAATACCAGGCATCCCTCTACGGGATTATCCACCTGCATAAACTTGTTTGATAACTGCTCCGCCGTCCAGTCGCCTGTGCGCGGCAGAATACCAACGCTTTTTAGCAACTCAATCACAAATCCGGAGCAATCAAACCCGCGCAGAAAATCATCGCCTCCCCACTGATAAGGGACGCCAACCGAAGCCCAGGCAATACGAGTAGCTATTTTGCGTTTCTCTTCATTCAGCATCTATTTTTCTTCCACCTTGTTAAAGAATGAATCCGCCAGGTATCCCACGCCAAACGCCGATAAATAATTCAGTTCCCCCATCTGCAGAGCCACAAAAAAACCGCCCGATGCGCCGATCAGGGATAAAAGCGTATATTTAAAATGGGACGAAAAATAATTCGCTATGTGGCTTAAGGTCTGGCCTCGCACCTTTTTTTTAAGAAAATGAGACAGCACACCAAGCGCGGATAACCCAATACAGATATAAATATTGAACTCACTTTCCATAACAAAACTCCTCTATTTTCCCCATTCCCCTTAATAAAGGGGGTTAGGGGGTTGTTCAGTTAAAATCCCCAAAACTCATCCCTGTGCCAACACGCTGCAATTCAGAGATAACGCTCGTCCGCAGCCCGCTTGTAACCGTACTCTGCCCGGATAATCTCACTTTGCTGAAATCAATCGGCATCTCGTTACGGTCATTCGCGCAGGCCATAGCCATGTTTATTGAATCAAACGGATCATCCCCTATTTCAGGCTTGATAGCCTCCAGCGTAGGATAACTGGAATTATTAGTAACAATGCGCACATTAAGCAGACTTCGCCTTAACCGCAAAGCCATCTTTGCAATCTCCCGGTCATCCTTACGGTCAAAATAAGGGATGACAAATTTCCTGTTTTCAATCTTTCCTTTAGTGATAGATCCCGCAAGATGTTTAAATTTCCCCGTATTCCAGACAGGAGCAAAAGACCATTTATTCCAGTCACTAGGTTTATTCTCCGGATTCTTCGACCGATCGATCGAAATTAAACCATTGTCATACAAAGCATCATTAATCTCCGCAATATCATTCGCCTTCAGCGCGTCACCATAACCACTGGTTACACCGTAATAGCGCCAGTAATCAACCACATCCCTGCGAATTAATGACGGATCCGTAGTAGATTCCCATTCCCTGGCATTCAGCCATAAAACCGTATCACCAAGAACCTCAATAATATCCATCCGGTAAACCGAATGCTGTTTTTTCTGCCCCGAATGCCCCATATCAAAACCCGCGTACACCACACCACGAGGCATATAGGAACCTGTGTTGTTGTATTCTATTCCTTCCCAGCCGATCTCCATAGCACATTTCAGGCACTCGCGCAAATAAAATTCCCAGATAAAATTTTTAGCCTCCGTATAAATCAGGCAGTAAATTCTTAGCCATTCATCATCGGTCATTTCTTTCCTGGCTAAATCGATGGTGTGTTTGTCATAAATACCAGCCGCAAGGCAGTAATAAACATCAAATTTTGTTAATACTTTATAATTGCCACTGTTTTCCGTTTGGAATATATTACCCTGCCCCTCCTGGATAGTACCCGACAAACGGAATTTTGTAGGAATGCCCGAAACATTCTTGCGCCCCCCACGGCCAATAACACGGTTTACCCAGCGGGCAGAATTAATATCATCATATTCCTCTCCGCGGATAATAGTCGCATTCTCCGAATCAAAATTACTCTTCAGCCCGAAAGTTTTGGCCCGCGAACCATTCCAAAGTTCATACTTGGTTTCCGCCAACTGTTTCTTGCCCCTGCGGAAAGCAATAAAACTATTTAAAATCTCACTCGGTTCAATCCAGTCAAGATGATATTTAAGAGCATTATTCGCCTGATCCTGTTTAGGCGCGAACATCATAAGATCAGATCGGGGCACAGTAAACATCTCCTCCATGTCCACCGCCTCCATAGCAACCGTTTTACCAGCCCGTGGCGGAGCAATAGCCAGACAATTATTATTAGCCTTAATCTCATCAACATAAATCAATTGATGCGGATCCAGATCCCAGCCCGTCTTATCCTTTAACCACAGCGCCGTACTACCACCCTGGTTGGAAGCATAACGCATAACCGCCTTTTCAGCCCTGTTTGCCGTCTTTATCTGTTCGCTTCTCATCTTCCAGTTCTTTTTTATAACTCTGCATAGCAGGATCATTATCACGATCCGCCGCAGCCTTCTTTATTGTTTCCTGCAGGTCCTTAATTCCCTGCTCCTGTTTTTTCAGAGATTCCTCCAAAGAAACCGTCTTACTGTTTTCCGCGTCAATCAGCCCCTTCATATTCGCATCATCTTTCTCATTTTTCGGAGTCATCATTTGCTGCTCAGCCAGCTGACCCAGTGCATTCATGAATTCAGGAATTCTTTTTAACAAAGGATTCGATTGTAATTCTTTTACAGTTTCTATCTCAACTTTTTCCCCGTCCTCATCCTTATCTATAACCTTATTAATAACTTTTTCTGATTGCACGCCGCGCATAAAGACATCAGCAAACATCATTTGCAATGTCTGAAAAGCCATTCCCTGAGAGATGCCTGCAAATTCTTTTAAATCTTTAACATTGCCTTCCTCATAAGCCCGTAGAAATTTGAGCATTAAAGAGAGATTTACAGGGCAATACTTGTAATCAGCGCTGCATTCTTCAAAGTAATCACAATGTTTGCATTGCGCATACCTTCCCGGCAAAGCAGGCGCTAACACCGTGCACTGTTTCGTATATAAGCCATGCTTAAATCCGTTCAGAGAAGAGCGTTTTTTACCTTGCGGAGTTTTAGGACCCGTATGTGTCCCCGGGGCATTATCCCACATTTTAGAAAGATTAGCATAATAATGAGGAACCTCATCCGTAGGTTCGCTACACATCGGGCAAACGGCATATACAACGCCGTCCTCATTTTCCAGCCATTCATCAGACTTGAAATAAAAACGATGCGCACGACAAAAAAAATGTTTTGCCACTTTCCCGGACATAATACTCCCCTGCTGATACGCACTATACCGAACCAGCAAAGCAATATCAAGAAAGGACGGCGTTTAACGCCCCTTAACGCCCCTTAACGCCCATTTTATGTTGTGAATTTGTGTTGTAGAAGTGAAAATTAATATGATAAATAAATAAAATAACCTTTATCTTTTTCCATTAAATCTAATAAATGTAAATACCTATCCTTGTTATTCCATTTGGTTTGCTCTATTTTTTTCTTAATTCATTAAAATTTGTAGGTCTGAAATGTCGATTATAAATATCCAAATCAGGATCAGGATCATATTCTATTTTTTTTCACTCTCAGCCCGCCACTTCTAAGAAATTAGGAGATTTTTTAATATTTCCCACTATAGGATATTTTTTATCTTTCTTGATTATCATGGGCATACCAAATGTAATATCAGAAAACATTAATTTATTTTTTATTCTTTCCACTTTAAAAACCAGACAATCAGATTTATAATATATATGCGTTAATATCATAATATCACCTTCCCTCAACTCAGATAGCGACTTTAATTGTGGCTTTATTTTATTTTTCATTATTAGCCTCTATTTTATTGATGATACTTATATTTTTTTATATATGCAAGAATTTCTTTCCCCGCCACTCTCAGTCGCCCGTCCTTTATGGCATTCATTTCTTTCATTTTTTTTTGCGCCGTTTTTTTAGTACACCGGAAAATTTCCGCAACTTCACCGGAAAAATAAAATTTTTCGAGTTCAATTTTCATTTTTTCCTCATTTATATTTTATATTCTACCTCCAGTTGTCTGTAGGGGAGTTAGTAAGAGGGTATGCTCAAGACTCAAAGCCCCTACCCGTCTATTTTTTACCTAACATCATTTTTCCCTATTTTTACCACTTAGTTTACATAATGGCTATTCCATAACATCCGTGTTTATTGTTTTTATTAGACTTACAACCATCATCTATATTATTTATAACAACTCTCATGTTTGTACACCATTCCTCACATACTCACTTTATTTACCTATCGCCTTCGTTTCGATTTTCAGTCCAACCCTGTTTTATCCAAATCTCTCTCCCCACTAGCCGCAGCGGTGTTTTATGTCATTTAATATAGTTACCTAATAATCGTTTTCTCCCTTAAAATTAACCAGGTGTCCGTGTCTTTCTCATCATTTCTACAAATCCAGTATGAGAGTCAGGAGCCTTTAATCCGGATGTACCACGCTTACTAACACTCTCAGCAGTGAGCATTTGTTTAATATGTACATAACGCATTGTAGTTTCAATGCGTGCATGACCCATTAACGGTTTTAAATCTTGTAGTGTGGTACCATTAATAATACTATACGTCCCAAAGAAATGTCTCATACTATGTGGTGTGATGTTCTTATCAACTTCAGCTAATGCTGTATACTTCGCTATGATTCTCCGGATCCCTCTGGCTGATAATCTACCACCCTTAATAATAGGACCATCTTGTTTAAATAATGGATCATGAGGATTATATTGTTTAATATAAACGATATCATTGTAATAGGCGCTAAAAAACTCTGCAATTAATTTACCTTTAATAAGCGCGCCAAATGGCACCAATCGTTCCCAGCTCTTTATCCTGGGCACTACTAATAAATAGTTGTTTTCATGTACCTGTATACTGGAGAGATTGAGCGCCACTATTTCACTGAGGCGGATCCCGGTATCAGCTAACAGACATATAATTGCAGCATCACGCCGGCCTATATCAGTAGTAACATCACATGAATAAACCATGCGTGTAAGTTCATCAGGTGTGGGCATAATAGGTATTTTCACCTCTTCCTGGATAGGATGCAACCATTCGCACGGATTCTGGTATTGATATTTTCTGCAGAACCAGGCATAAAAGATCCGGAGTGCTGTCTGTTTTATTTTCTGTGTGTTAATAGCGTTTTTTAATTCCACCTTAAGATGAATAATGTAGTTTTCCACATCTTCACCGGTGATTTCTCCCGGGTTTTTACCTATGTAATTGAAGAACATCCGGAGATATTTTAAATAATTATTAACTGAGCGCTCTTTATTCCCCTTAGTACCCAGTTGATAGCGCCTGAATTCTTCTATTATTTGTTTAGTCTCATCAGTCATTTACAGATCCAGAGTTTGTTGGCCGGTGTTAATGTGTTTTTTTAAGATACGATCGTAAGTATCCCTGTAGTCATTATGTATCTCCCATTCATTTGTATCACGATAGTAGTTGCGTGAAGAGGCGGGAATTAATAATTTTATATCCTCAACAATATTGGTAATAGCTTTAACTCCATATTTATCATAATCCCTGGGAGTGAAAGATATTGTGAAGAATAACATACCTAATTTTAATTGCATTAATTACCTCATTTTATACATAACTCCCATTACACCCGACATCGCTACGCTTGCGGGTGAATCGGGTGTTATAAAATACAACATATAAATATATAACCTAAAAATGGTGTCTTAAGTGTCTCACAGTACATAAACCATTAAATAACATTAGGTTAACAACAAGACACCAACAAGACAGACAAGACACTTGTTAATTTTCTGTCTTAAGTGTCTTAAGTGTCTTGTATAATGTCTTATTGATAAATATTTGTTTATTATAATGTTAAGTATAGTATATTTATTAAAAGACATATAAGACACCTGTTTTAATTGCCAATGAACATCACTTTATTAGATAGCCTGTAAATTCTTTTTAACATGATTGTGTTTTGTTTAACAGCCGCTGGCCATTGAATATGACTTTCTGTTTAATTTTGATCTTGATTTTTAGTTTCATGGTTTGATTTCTTTAAATTCAGGACTAATTTCATTTATATTATTGGTACACACTTCGACCTCTCTGCCCAACAGGGAAAATAAAAAATCATCTAAATTATCAATTAAAATCTTAGTTTTACTGCCCATTAAAAGTTTATTGCAATTACTCCATGTGATTACTCTATTCGCATCATCCAATGTTAATTCATATTCTCGAATTATGCGTTCCCTCTCAGTATTGTTTAATACTAATAAAATTGAATCACGACCTAAAAAATGATTATGAATTAATTCGTAAGTTTTGCCACACCTATGTGCTTTACTTATTAGTTTCATCGTGCCATTCTCCGCAGAAAATTGCCAAATAAATTCATTTTAACGGATAAATATTTAAACAGATCTGCCAGCTTATACACAGCAAATACCAGGAGAGTATGCGGCAGTGAAATGATTATTATGATTATATTTTTAGCCATGGTTATTCTTTATTCTTTAATTTAAGATAACTCAATTCCAGCCTGGCCAGGCTAATAATAGTGTTCACTGATTTATTTATAGCCAGTGCTTGGGGAATGTAATCTTTACTTTTTTCTGCATTCTTAATATTATTCATGAGTGTGGTTTTAAGATCTATCATTTCTTTGTTTTTAGGTATAGTCTGTAATGCAATTTGTTTTTCATCCTCCACTAATAGAAACTCTTTCACCTTTTTAGGCATGGAAGCCTCGGAAAATTCAAGCCATATACTATCTGTTACTATCGTTACCACTCCATCCTGGATCCGGTAACTCTGTAATTTATACGTCCTTGTGTTATACATGATGGTTTTGCCCATCAATGCATCGAGTCTATTCTCGAGACGTGTCACGGATTGCCCTCCTTAATTTTAATTCTTGTCTTTTTAATTCAAGTAATCCCGGACACTTTTCAACCATTTTTCTAAGTTCCGGATCTTTTTTTACTAGTGTCGAAGCAATAAATTTATCAGTGTTACGATTGATATTTTTTAATAAATTTTGTTTTCTTTGAATACATTCCAGATTATCAATTCTTACATCAAGTTGGTTGCCGTTTTTAAATCTAATTATATGATTTTCCGGAATTGGTCCATTTTCCTGCTCCCATATATAACGATGATATTCTTTCCAGTTTGCCTTGGATATCCGGATCCATTTATATTTAATTCCCCTACTATCACGTCGAACAGTAATGCAACCATCATATTTTGTATTAATCGGTAAATGACCCTTTTTAAATTCAGTAGCCGGGCTGTTACGTATGCCTTTTTTCCCGGTATTCCAGGGGATGAGTCCTTTTTTAAATTCAGTTCCCGGGCTATATCTTACCCCTTTTTTAAAACCTCCACCTTTTACTAACTCTAAATTATCAATTCGTACGTCTAATGAATCACCATTGATAAATCGGATAGTATGCCTCTCCGGAATTGGTCCATTTTCCTGCTCCCATACATAGCGATGGAGTTGTTGCCATTTACCTGGAGAAATCCGGACCCACTTATACTGACGATCTTTGGCTTTACGTATCACAATACACCCGTCATATTTAGCACATGCTGGTCGATTACCTTTCTTAAAACTTCCCTTATTTGGTTTGTAATTAGCCATAAACCTTCCTATTCAAAAAGTGTAGCCTGTTTGCCAATAGTATCTTTACCTCTCTCTAATCTGATCCGGTTACCTGTAAAAACATATTGCTGGCCTTTACATGATATCAGAATACCCTTATATGAACCTCTTCTTTCATCAGATAATTGAGCATACCAATCACCATAAGATAGTATTTTACCGGTAAATTTCCCTGGAGAAACAACTTGCTCTAATTCAACGTGTAGACAGCCGCCCTTAAAAGATCCGCTCGTAGCAACATAATTTTTTCCCTGAAATCTGATTATTCCCCGGGCTCGTGCTGAATCTGCAATCAAAGAACATGAGATTAAATCACCATATTTTTCAAGTATTAAAGGATCTATATTATAAGTAATCATTCCCCACCCTCATATGGCACAATATCATCGATCGATTCTTTTATATTTTCCGGAAGATGTTTATAACTGAATACCATGCAGCGCTTTTGCTGGTTTTCACTTCCAATAGTAAAATATTTCCGCTGGTTGCCCATGTACCCGTCCATATCTTTCAAATAATCCTCAATACTGCCCGGCTTTATTTTTAACTCGGATCCCCGTTTACGCAGTTCTCCCTGGATAATCTTAATAACCGCGTTAAAACGGATGAGTAACTCGTTATTCATCTCATCAAACTCCACTAAACCATTGATCATCTTTTGCATATACAGGTGATTCACTTCACTAAAAAAGTGATTGCGCGGGTTTTCCTCTTCTTTATACTGTGTGGATGCGGACACATGCTTGAGCAGGTACTCATCAAAGCCGTCCGGAATATCAATATCAAGCGCCTGCAGAGCGGCTGCGGGAATAGCGTGATTACGCGCAGACCTGGGGTCAACTTGTCTTTTTTCAAGAATGTAATCCGTGTAGGTGTCAATCTGCCGGATCATTTGCCGTGCTTTCTCTTCGGTTTTTTCCAATAAAAGATTGCGCAGGATGCAGGATAAACGGTTTCGGTTATCAACTAAAAAATTATATGATTTGGTTTTATGCTTATTTATAGGGGTGAAACGGAATAATACAGACCGTGACAGTACAGCCTCATTGGCAGGATTATCCTCTCCGGAAAGCCACAACACACCCTTAACCTGGCGCACGGTGCGCCGTTCTTTTAACCCGCCTTTGCCGGCACCGGTGCGGTTGTAAATATTTTTAATAGTGCCCAGCAATGATTTAAACGTTTTATCATTCAAAAATTCATCATACCAGCAGGGCATGGATGATAATTGCTGGATAAACTGGTATGTGCCCGGTTCTGTAGCGCTCGACCAGCTTTCAGGATGCCCGGGAAAACCAAAGAATGAAAACAGTAATCCCGTGGCCGCTGTCTTGCCTGTATTGGGTGGACCATAACTAAAAAGAAACGGGAAAAATCCATATGCTTTATAAATCTCATCGCTATATACAATAGCCGGCATAAATCCCAGTAATAAATAACCGGCAAAACTGGAACGTTTACCCTCCAGCCTCGAGTCCATCATATAATGAAACGCCTGCCCTACATTCTGGGCAAACTCAGTGGAGTACGGTGTCTCTATGTTAATTTTTGGTTTAGCTCCGGAATACACATTAACATCATAAGGCAGATAATGTTTTTTACCGATGCAGATAAAATCATTTTCCTTTGAGCGCAGGTGTATTTCACCATCCTGGATAGCGCAATTATCAAACAACCACATATCATTTTCTGTCTGAATCCTGCCATAATGCTGGATATAACGGATCTGTTTGGCAGTCATCTTGCTTTCTTCGTACTGCCAGATCCCGCTGAGATCAGCATCCTTGCCTGTAAAATGAAACGCTCCGGAAGCTACACAGCGAGTGCGGAATTTCTTCACATCCACCCGCTCCACAGGAATAAACTGGATACTGCGTGCAATCTCACCGGCAACGCTCTTAATATCACATCTGTAGGTGATCTCATCATCATAGATCACAATATCCTTGATAGTCAGGCGGAAGTTTGACAGGTTGGTTGGTCCTTTACCTGCCTTTTTATAATAACACCCGTTCTTTTCATAGTAAGGCAGGCTCTCCAGGTAATCCGTGTTGGCCAGCGCCTCTAGCTGCTCTTTCTCAAATTGTTTTTGCAGGATATTGGCAATTACTTTACCCTTTTTAAAATGATCACCGATATGTTCCAGGGCAATGGCAAATAATATACTGTCATTGATCTTAAGCGCGCGCTCTTTTAATGGTGATAATAAATTTACATTCTTACTGATATCATCCGAGTCCTCAAACCGGCTGATCAGCCATGAGAGCCCGTCCGAAGCCTTTTGAATTAACTCGTCTGCAATTTCTTTCGGTTTCCCTTTAGTCGTGCGCAGATACTCGTCCAGATCCTTTGCCTTGGCATCCCACCCCAGGTTGGATATTTGCTGAGCGGCGCCCCATAGCCGGTAAAATATTTCCCTGCGGTATTTATCACCTGCAGGATCCTGATCAAAAGCTAGGTACACAATTTTATTCTGGCAGTGCTGTACAATTTGTTTGATGGATGCCTCGGAAGGATTACCCGTATAAGCCAGCACGTTTTTGTTACCAGTATAACGCATAAGTTGTATCGCATCATGCTGTCCCTCTGTTAAAATTATTTCATTAAAATATAATGCGTCCGGGTTGTAGAAAGAATGCTTGCACAGCCGTTTTTCCGCTTCTAGCCGGTAATCAATCACTTTATCCGTTTTCTTTTCATGTTTGAACGCGTCCTTTATGGTAAAATCACAGACTTGTTTGCCAGCAAAATGAGGAAATACAAACAGTTTCGGCACAAAGTAATCATGTATTTTATTCTTACGCAGTTTAAAAAGCCCGCTCTGCAATAATTGATCATCTGTGAAATCATTCTTTAAATATTCAAGGAGTTCATCCCCCTTATCCCCTGTATAACCAAGTTTAAATTCTTTGACTGTTTTTGTCGTGTACTTGCGAGTAGATGACAGTACTTTTAATATATCTTCATTATCCAGCAGTTTATTGTTATAGAATTCGGCAGCCAGGTTAAATATTTTCTCCCGGGTGGCAATCTCATTACTCTGTTTTTTTACAGGTTTAGAATTCGTCAGTTCATGATTGAGAATGCCGGCAACTTTTTTCAATAGTTCATATTTCTCCTGTATCCCCAAGAAATCACTAGCAAAACTAAACAAGTCCCCGCTGGATCCACAGGAGAAACATTTAAACGTGCGCGTCCCCGGGAAGATCCGGAAACAATCCTTGTGCCGGCAGCCAGGGATGGGGCATTCATCCAACGTGAGCGCGGATCCTGCTTTCTTAAGTTCCTTATGCGTTACCGTCTGTATAAATGATTCAATGCTGTATTGTGCTTTAATCTCTTTGAAATTGTCCATAAAGTTCTTAGTTTAAGTAGAAATGTCATTACATATATGATGTATAAAATTAGAATTGGCGATGGTTTAAGGATAGTCATTCCTATATCTCATTTATAATCTGCTGAACACCATCGACAATGGCCGCGCTCTCAAATAGCAAAAAAGTTTGACGATTTTTTTCTGCAAGCCGTTTTAATTCCCCGAGTGCCTCGGATTTTGATAGATGTATAATAGTAGGCGCATGATGTTGCTCTAATTTGACAGAATATCCCTGTGTTTTTTTTGTCTGTGATATCAATACAATCATATAACATTTTTCATTACTAGCATCAAAGGCAAGTTTGCTCACATCTTCCAAGAGAGCAGGTAGCTTATCCTCTGGAATATCATTAATTTTCTTACATATTTCTTCTTTTATACTCATATCATCCTCCAAATTAAAGAGGGGCTCCCGGGCGTCGGGGCTTAGGTGTACACCCGGGAAAATTACCAACCCTCAAAATATTCATAGGTTGCTAAAGAAGATTCAAGCACGTACCCAACACACTTATGCGAAATATTACGGGAATTTTTCAGGCTAATTACATTTTGTAATCTTATTGGGTGCCACCCTATTTTTGTGCTAACCTTCATGCTCATCCGTATCAAAAAAAATAGACCTTCATTTTATGCAAGGTCTGCTATTTCAGACAATGGCTGTCATAGCAACCCTTTATATCTTCTGTTTAGCCAAATAATCAATATTATCCTCGTTTTGCCGGCATATAAATACGGCACAGTTATTGCAAGTCCATTTATCCCCAAACCTGCTGTGTACTTTCCGGTATGCCAGGCCGTTACATCGCTTATTATCTATACGATGTCCTATCTCACATACCCGTACCGTATCGGTATTAATTTTTATTCGTTTGGCATTCACGGGAAAATAGTCTCTTTTATAAGTTATACCTTTGGTTTCTGCCGCATAATTCGATTGTTGCGCAGCCATTAGAATACACCCGCTATATGAAGTAATGTCACTGTACAACCGAATATCAAAGAAAACCCGATAGAATTAAAGATCTCTTTGCTTTTTTTATTCTTTGCCGGCCACCGCAGAAAGCCCACTCCTGTGGTAAATAAAGTCAATAATATTATAATCGAGCCTGTATTCTGCCCTCGTTCAGTTATATAAAAAATCCAGGACAACCCGATCATTGATATCCACATAATAACCGTAGCCAGCGGTTTGTTTTGCCCCTTATCCCGAAATAAATGCGCAAAACAGTTGGCAAATAAAAAACATAAGATTGACATTATTAATAGATTAGGTATATTATCCATAATATACTCTCCCTTTAATTAATATATTTTTTCTGTATTTTTTTTAATTGATCAAGTCTTATGGCGCATTTTCTGTACTTCTGTTTTGTATTGATGGAAACCTTCTCTAAAGTGACAAGTTCGCATCTTAGACGTTGTATTTCCCTGCTTATCTCTTGAATACACATGACAAACCTCCGTTTAAATTATCTTATATTGACCGTTTTGTTTTAAAATGGGATGAAAATTTGTTTTGAACATATGTTTCGCATGTGGAATGTTATTTGCTTCGATAAACACAACACCGTTATGGATGATTGGCTCGATGTACTCAGGAATTTTGTTTATCGTATTTTCAATTTTTTTACTGGCTTCATCCTTATTTGCCGCTTTCAGGATAAACTTGCCCTCAGCGCTTAATACAATGGTCATTTAAGCCCCTCCGGATATTGTCTTATTCGCAGATTTTTCGGAAATTTGCGAAGATCTTTTTCACATTTACCGTTTATGTCCAGTTGTTTCACCCACACCGGCACCCGTGCCTCTTTACACTCGTTTACAATATCCCGCACCCATTCAATCTTGCATGGCCGGCGCTTTGGTCCCGATTCACAGCCTACGATAACCCAGTTTATTTTTGCTTGTCCATTTCCATATACATAATCATCTACTGCTCTTAATGAGATTGGTCCTAATAATGGCTCAAAACTGGCAAAGCGATTTATAACAGGTACACCGAGCAAATCATTGATACGTTGATTAGCCATTTCCTGTTTTTCAGCCGATACACCAAAATAAGTGTTATGTAATGAATCCAATATTTCCAGTGGTGCAGAACGGATATTTTTAGGTCTTTTAGTCAGAATAAAATATGTATGATTATTTTGACAATATTGCAGTTGTTCAAAAATCCTTTCAAACCATATTTTATTATAATCTTCAAAGCAAATATCATCATGAAATAGATCACTCATATTACAGACAAATATATTTTTATGTTGTTTCCATCTATCAATAGGCTCTCTAAGTCTTGCACCATAGAATAATACCTGGTCAAAACTATGACTTTTTTCAAATCGGTTATGTATTGACTTAGCCCAGCAATTAATACAACCCTCAGACACCGGTGTGCAGCCTATAAATGGATTCCATGCCGCATCCCACCACTCACCATTTATCATGCAACCTCCTGAATACGATGTACTTTTTTGAATTCCTTTTTAACCTGGTTGCCTATCTTAACTACCTTATACCAGGTATAAATAGCCAACGCCACGCCAATAATAAATAATATTTCCGCACTCATGATGCCATCCTCACCACTTCATTAAATGTAAAATCGAGACATTCTTTAAGCTGTCGCACACCCATGCCACCCTTATTAAAATCTCTGAGCAGAAAATTAAACTTGTCAATCTGCTCATTTTTCAGTTTGATGCCTTTTTGGTTGATCTGCTCCCAGGTATTCAGGAAAGCGCGTTTTGCCTCTTCTGCACCAAAGCGGCTCATATCAATAGTGCCTTGAATAATGTCCATAAAGTATACTCCTCTCGTTACAACATACTTTGAAAGTATGTTCTTGCTGTTTTAAAATGCTATTCGAGAGAAAATACGTTCGATATACTGTTGTGTATAAAGAGGTTAACTATAGAGCTTTTAAAGGAAATGTATTATATGTTATGTAACAAAAGTTTCCGCCTCTCAAAGGCGCTATTTTAATGATATCTAACACAAATACAACCACTTAAACCTCTTTCGTGAAATTACACTCTCTTTGAACAATATACTTTTAATTGAGACAACAACATACCGAAACATACTTTCATTTAATTATTAAATCATCAGGCAATTTAAATATTCCAAGTTGCCCTCTTAAAGCATAGTATTTTTCCTGTTTCATATTTCGTGTTCCTTCATCCGTGGTATAAACTCACCCTTCCTTTTACGTTCATCAAGATAAACAGCGTAGTTAAACCCGGATCGTAACTGCTCGAATTGCTGCAAAGGCGTCTGCCACTTCCCTTTTATTTTATGCCAGATAAGATCCTTATAATAGTCGATGTTTAAACGCATCATTTGACCTTTATCGTCAATAATTTGAACATTATTGCGGAAAGTCTGAGGTTTGTAGCCAGTAATCTCGCTGAAATACTTATTATCAATCATAATCTCACGACGGTCTAGCTGTGCACGTAACTCATTGAAATTGTAATTAAGGCTTTCGATTTTCGATAGAATAATGTTAAAGTTATGATTGAAATTTGATGTAATTTCATTTAAACGGCTGTTTAGCATGTGATAAAAAGTTAAATGTTTATCCTTGGCAAGATTAATGATCGTATTAAACCGTTCAACCTCATCAATTATCCAGGTGCAAAAGGCAAAATTTTCCTTTATCAATTTTTGTTGTTGAAGATGATTAGACAATTCCCATTTTTCCGGCAAAAGGATTCCCTGTTCAATAAATCTTTCAATATCGTTTACAGACAGCTCAAACCGTTCCTGCAGTGAAGCAAGGTTATAACGATAGATCACAATTTTACCTCGTAAAATTTTGATTTGAGCAGTAATTTTAGCCGTTCTTTCAAAGAAAGATTATCAAGAAATTCAATAATGTTTTTACGGATAAATTTCCTGTTTTTGCTGTACATCCGTTCACGTAATCTGCGTAATACCTTCTTCTTATAATTTTTCATGACATCAATATCCAAAAGATAAGCAGCGCTCCGCTGAAACATAAGAATATGAGCGCATTGTCACGAATGGACCTGAAGCGCTCCGCCCTAAGCAGCCACTCCTCATCGTACAGGATCGGCTTACGCTGCCTGTTTTTATAATCCTTAATGATTTTATTTATCACAGGAGTACCTCCATTCCTTTAATAAAGTTTCAAATTCCCGCCGCATCCTGGCAGCGGTTGATTCGCGGTATATATGCTCGCGGCGCAGCTGCCGGGCATAGCCAAAGAGTTCGGACATTGCCGCCCAGTTATCATCAATTTGACCATCAGTTTTTAACGGTTTGCGATTATACAAATGTGTAAAAAGAAGTTCGATTATTTCAGCCAGGTAAGGAGAAACAATCGCTCTGAAAAGCGGGTAATCCATATTTTTTTTAGGGCTCAGAAAATTATAAACAGAGTCAACCGTAACCTCCTGGGCAATAGCCTCAGCCTTCGGGTTGTCTATAATACGGTTAAGATCAAGTTTGGCCTGGTCGGCAACCAGCTGAATTCTAGGACTGCGGTGATTAGACATACATTATCCCTTATTTAAAATAAAACGATTGTTTTTATTATAAACAAACTTGCGGCATGGTTTGCACGATAAAAGAATGTTACCGTCCTGCAGCCGGCAACGCGGATAAGGATCGCAAAAGAAGTAAGCGCAGAGTTTACAACTCTTCTTTTTAGATACCAGTGAAGCCGGGAATAATTCCTCCTGGACTACCATACCATTCTCCCGCAGGAGCGGTTAACGCAGACATACCCATATTCCCTGCAGTCAAAGAAAATGACGTCGTATTGCACCATAACGCCCCGGCAGTCAGGGCAGTGTTCTACAATTAAAGTGGGCTTATTGTAGTGATTTTGTGAATGATTGTTATTATATTTCATATACAATGCCTTTTCTCAGGGCATGGGCGGGGGCTGTTTCCCTGCAAAAGTCGCAGCCTCCGCCCTTATTATTCGTATTAATTATTTTAAAAAAAATGGCATAATATTTGATATTTGCTTACACGGCGTAAGTATGTTAAATTACCAGTCATGTTAATTAAGAATTATACTATTAAAAAACTTACGTAATTCAGGAATTTCTCTTTTAGTATACTGTAGAATTGCAAACTCAACACGGGGAGCCTTTAATTTACCGTTAGCCACCTGAGAGACACACTGCCCGGTAACATTAAGCAGTTTCCCGAATTGTTTATAATCAAGATCGTTAAACAGGAGTGCAAGTTTGAAAAGTTTTATATTGATATTCATTTTTATTTCCAGTTACTTTAGTTAATTACTTGGAGTAATATAATCCGAAACGGTTAATAAGTCAAGTATTTTATAATCATAAACGGTTAATTTACTATATAATATTATTATAATGTATTGAAAATATTATGGATATAAGGCTAAAAAAAATATTAAAAATAATAGGAATATCTCAAAAAAAATTTGCTCAAGACATCGGAATTCATCTTAATACTATCTCTAGGTATATTAGAGGTCTACAAGTACCGGATTCTCATGTTTTAACAAAAATAGTACAGGTTTATAAAATAAATATTAATTGGCTTCTTACCGGCGAAGGTGATATGTTTATCCGGGAGGTATCACTCGATGAAATAAAAAACATCGTCAACCTTTATGAAATAGCCGACGAGCGCGACCGTAAAATTGTCAATACCGTACTTGAAAAATATAAAAAAGAACCCGATATTAAATTATCAAAAGTAGCAGAGGAGAAATCAGACTATGAAACGAATAATAAAAATAATACTGATTAGTTTTTGCATAATTCTCCTTTCCTGTGCCTCCCGTGAAGTATTTAAAATTGATAAGGAATTAACTCATCTTGAGGTAGATTTTAATAAATATATACAAAAAAATTTTATTTTTACTCCAAACGAATATAAAGGCACTTACACACCGCTGGGAATTGTCCATTATAAATTGCGTGGAGGTGCTGAGTTGATTGAAATAGAAAAAAGACGAAGTACGCCTCTTGTATGGGTAAATGAAAATATACATCCCAATGATATATTTGTAACTGCCTATCAAAGAGCCTTGGAAATGGGTGCAGATGCTGTTATGCAACTAAAAATTCAATATGATATGGAAAAATATGCCACTGGGCATGGATTGGAAACAATCTATTTACCGGTAATAGAAATCTCCGGAGTGGCCATCAAACGCCAAAACCTCCTAAAACAATAAACCTGCCTAATCGATCATTACTAAATTTCCCACCTTATTTTCTCTCCAGAAAACGAATATTTGAATATCAAATATTAAATCCCAAAATCGTACAAATTTGTTCTTTTGCTCGTCCATTATTTTCTCCTTTTGTTTTTTTGATTAATTTTTAGCAATTCTTATTAAACGTGGTTGTTTAGGTGAAAAAAATTCAAAATAATTAACAAAATTAGTTAAGGCCATTTCAGATTTTCCGTTAATATTTACAGCAATTGCTCCTGCTCTAATATAGTTACTATAAAAACTGTAATTTGGCGAAAATAATGTATCGGTTTGAACATGAATTACGGTATCAATTAGCGTCATGTCAGATTGTATGAAAGTTGTAGTGTCATCATCTTGCCACCAATAAATTTCATAGTGCGTAACGTATTCTTGCGGCGAATTAGGTAAAAAACATACCTTAACATCTTTTGCTTCATTATCTGCAAACGATGAACATTGAACTAAAATAGCTGAAAGTAAAACGAAAATTATCAATATTTTATACATACAAATCCTAATTTTTATGATCTAATATTTCATTACGAAATACTCTTATTATCGAAGGTTTCTTTTTTGTAAAGATAATAAGAAAAGAATATTCCCCCAATGGTGCTTTCCAGATTTTCAATCTACTTACACAATTAGCTATACTATTTACGAATTTAATATTATCAATAGCAATGACAGATTTTTTCAAATTGCTTAATCCAATTCGCCCTCCTGAACCTGTTCTGTATTTTGTTTCTTCATAATTAATTTCTATTGCTGACTTTCCTTCTACAGATATTTCCAGCGAATCTTGTTCTATCTTCAAATGAACATAAATTGCATTATTATCGTTCGGTATAAGGTTTAAAGAATCTTGTGCATAGCAATTAAATATTAATGTTATAAAAAATACTATTATAAATTTCATATTCCCCTCATTAATTTCGTGTGACTGTAACTCCAACAGCAGCTAAACTATCGCATTCTGAAATACCTTGTGCTGAAGGTGTGGAATTCGTACCGCCATCCATATATAACTGAGTTAAGCTGAAGCTAGGATCATGACGAATTACATAAAAATTATTAATTAATGAATCGATATCAGCCTGAGTCGTTATCGCATTATCGTTAATATAATAATGTACAATTGAAACAGATTGATTAACCGGTTCATAGTCAGTTAATGAGTTGTTATGTAAATATAATCGAGTCAAATTTGTCAAATTACCTATTTCGCTAGGAATTGAACCGCTTAATGAGTTGTTATGTAAATATAAATATGCGAGACTAGTTAAATTGCCTAGTTCACTAGGAATTGAACCGCTTAATAAGTTGTCATGTAAATATAATCGAGTCAAATTTGTCAAATTACCTATTTCGCTAAGGATTGAACCGCTTAATGAGTTGTCATATAAATATAAGTATGTAAGATTAATTAAATTGCCTATTTCGCTAGGAATTGAACCGCTTAATTGATTATATCTTAAACATAAGTATGTAAGATTAATTAAATTGCCTATTTCGCTAGGGATTGAACCGCTTAATTGATTGTTAGATAAATATAAGCATGTAAGATTAATTAAATTGCCTATTTCGCTAGGGATTGAACCAGTTAAATTACAATTAGATATGTTTAAACAACTTAATTTTTTATAATCTTTTGTAAATTTTAATTTATATGTTCCTGAAGTGCTATAAGTATGAGACAATGTCTGATTAGAACCTATCGTAGTTATAGTTGTATCTGCTCCATCACCCCATTCTAATCTGATAACATTTCCTGCGGCTGCATTTACTATAATTGATTCTGCCCCAGGAGTCGATTGATCTGTTTCAAATATTAATGTAGTATCGGTTGCGATTTCTTCTTGGACATAATTATTATATTTATTAAAACCGCTATAACCAGTTTGCCCAAAAAGTAAAATCGGAATAAATAATAAAATTAAAGCAATATATTTCATAGTATTTCCTTTTAATGTAATCCTATCCAATCAGAAGTATTTTCAACGGTTGTCTACGGCCGGTTAACAAAATCCGGCCAGACCGGAAAACCTTTCCACCCCTCCTTACCAAAACAAATCGTACAAAACAACAGTATAAAAAATATTAATGTAGGGGCGCGACGCTGCCGTGCCCTATGGGGGGGGGTGTTTTTTCGTAATTTATAATTCATAATTAATTACTCCCCTAATCCTCAAACCGGATAGCCTTGATTTCATTTAAAATTCTCACCTTGACAATATAATCAGCCTCAAGTTGATCCGTTCTTTGTAAATAATTATCCCAGCAAATGCCTCCAAAATTTGAATCAGGCAGATCTAAACTATCTAAAACGCCTATTGGTACTTCGCCTTCGGATTTATAAATCTTAATCGACTCTGATATCCAATCCTTCCATATTACATTATAACCAACAGAAATTATATTTAATCCGGTATATTCTACGTAATACGCTACATTACAAAATCCTTCACTCCAACAATCTCCCCATGCACCTCCAGAACGAGCATAATGGCCTATTCCCGAATCAGGAGGATCGGTGTATAATCCTCCTTCTGCCATAATTGGCGATGTAGAATGCGGAGCCGAAAATAACCAAAACAAACTATCTGGTCTTCCCCCTGCATCATCATCACATGCTATTTTTGTATCTAAACTATCTCCATAATTGCCACCAACATATCCTAAATCATAAATACCTATTCTCAAAGAATCGTTATAAACAATATATATTTTATCTTGAACGCATGTTGTTCCCCACGCTGTTCCCCATAACAAATAATCCGTGTCAAACGAATCCAATACCGTTGAACTAAAACCATCAAATTTATATACATGATGCTCCACATCATCAACAATATGCAAATTGCCCAGCGTATCAACCGTACATCCCCTTGGAGATGTATAAGGATAATCAAATGAATCTATTTTTGTAGACGAAAATCCCTGCAATTTATATACCCGGGGTACGGTTCGACCTATATAAATAAGATTTCCCGTAGTATCCTGCTCCAGCCACATCTCGCCCAGTTCTGTCTCGCCCAGCGTCCGGATATTATTGTAAACTTGAAGTTTCACTGTCTGAACCGAATCCTGTACATCATTTGACAGTTTGGACCAAGTCACATCCCCGTCATCAAGGCTACCCACCCGAATCGAATCCTGAACAGCGGACTCAAGTTCACTCCAGACGACATTATCTATATCATCCTGCACTGCCGTCGACAACTTTGAAGGTGTAATAGAACTATCCTCTATCTCCGCCGTACTCACGTTATCTATATCATCCTGCACTGCCGTCGACAACTTTGAAGGTGTAATAG